AAATGGGCTCCGTTTTCATGGCTAGTGTAATAAACCTGCCAGAAGCAGATTCGGTTTGTGAGCACTGGTTCAGTCCTATTGACGTCGGAAATCGCTTCATAGAAGCAACCTCTACTCTGGGAGGAGTCGTGGTTGACATATGTTCTGAAGACTGGTCTTCGGGTGTCACAGATGCAACACATTCAATTGAGCCTGTCGAGAACGTTGTGCTTACACATAAAGCTGAACCAGATTCAATAAGAGTATTTATAAATGGTGCATTAAACAACGATTGGTATTACCAAGAGTCAGACAACACGGTTTATTTCACTATTATTCCTTCCGCAGGTCAGTTAGTTGAAGTTGGATATAGATATATAAGCGTGCCGGACACAGGTCTAAGCTCAGACACCGGCAGCGGATCCTAGGAGGGATACAAATGAAATATTTACATATAATGATGATTGCTTTGATGTCGATTGCTTTACCGGTAAAGGCAGAAAGCACTGTTCCGGCGCCGGTTGAGCAAGTCAACTCTTCGATGAATATGGCACAGAAGAAAGTGAGAGAAGCTGCTGTTAAAATAAACACCGGCGGAGGACACGGGAGCGGCTCCTACGTTGTGTATAGAGACGCTCACTTGGTCTTCACAGCACAGCACGTTACAGATGGTCCGATTGGTTCAATATATCATGTGTATAAAGACAAGGAAATGAGAATGGCTACCTTGATATGGTCTGATTCTGCCTCAGACATGGCTGTATTACATCTATCAGAAAGGTTTGTCACCATTAGTCCAATGAAGTGGTCTCCACAAAACAAGACAGCACAAGTTGGAACTGAGATTACTTATTCTGGATATCCTTCAAGCCACCAGCTTATGACATTTGGCGGTACTGTTGCCGGGTATGCTGAAAAAACTGGATTAGCAAAGCAGATTATAGTCAATACATATGGCTGGTTTGGTTGCTCGGGATCCGTAGTTTACACTTTATCGGGAGACATCGTTGGAATTTTGTACGGAGTTGACGTAGAATACTATCCGGGTGTTCAAGTTCAAGAAAACATGATCTGGGTTGCTCCAATCCAAATATTAAAAATAGATATTATCCTTAAAAGCATGTGTCGAGACCTGCCAAAAGGCACAATGCGAGCTTGCAGGTAAAATGAAAACTAAATGGCAGCAATATTTATCAGAAGGTGAATTGAGCGCGGTAGGTATTGTTGTCTGTTTAGACGAAAATAGTAATTTTTTGATTATTAGGCGGTCAAATATAGATGAAAGAAGTGGTCAGTGGACAATACCCGGCGGACATATTGATGAAGATGACCGGTCAATTGAGGCAGGGGCCGTCAGAGAACTGGATGAAGAGACTAATCTGATGTGCAACACACGTGATTTAATTTATCTGGGAGAACCAAAGCCTCAAAAGTATTATTTCTTAACTAAAAAGTGGACCGGGAGTGTTATTATAGATAAACCGAACCCGGAAACTGGGCTAATTGAACACGATGATTACAAATGGGCCTCGATTGAAGAGATAAAAGACATTGCCAATAGCGAAATACCGATCTATTTATTGGAGCAAGCTTTGGAAATGTTTAATAATGTCTGACTTATATGGCTCCATAGAAGAGAAAAAGAAAAAAAGAAAGAAGGCCGGCTCCGAATCCAGCAAAGAATCGTCTTTGCGTGATTGGTTTGGAAGAAAAGGGGCCAAAGGAAAGAAAAAAGGGTGGGTTGATTGTAACTCTCCCGATGGAAAAGGCGGCTACAAATCGTGTGGTCGTGGCTCAGGCGAAAAACGCAAGAAATATCCCGCATGCAGACCCACTCCGGGCGCTTGTAAGGAGCGCGGTAAGGGGAAGTCATGGGGAAAGAAAGCAAAATCTAAAAAGAAAAACGAGGATTTATACATGGATTTGGAACAAATTATTAAAGAAGAGATTATGGTAGTTATTTCTGAATCTCATTCTAAAAAGCACGAGGAAGAACTCAAAAAAATAGCTGATGAGCTTGATGGTGCTTCTAAAATGCACAAAGGTCAGTCGGATCGTATCAAAAAGATACTTGATCAAACAGATGATGATGAGTTAAAAGAAGAAAAAATGAATTGTGGGTGTGGTAAAGACCCTTGCGAAACTTATGGTTCAGATTCTCCCGTGAAAGTCATCAAAATCGGCACTAATTCTAAAAAAGAGCTTGACGAGAAGAAAAAGAAGAAGAAAAAGAAGAAAAAGTCTTCTGGCAAAAAGGACGCTTGTTACAGTAAGGTAAAATCACGCTATAAAGTGTGGCCAAGTGCATATGCTTCCGGTGCTCTTGTTAAATGTCGCAAGGTTGGTGCTAAAAACTGGGGTAATTCCAAGAAAGAGTCTCTCCAAATTATGATTGAAGATGAATTGACCCAAGTTTTAATTGAAAAAGAGGAAAAATCTAATTTAAAAGCAAAAGTTATAAAAGCTTTACGCGATGAGGGTGGTGCTGCTGGTATGGACGCACTGAAAAAACATACAAAGGCTTCAAAAGAAGAGATAAACAAGATTATAGACTCTTCGAGCAATATAAAAGTTCACGAAGATGGTGATGTTATTTTAATGGACAGTTTAGAAGAGAAAAAAAAGAAGAAAGCTTGTAAACCCTCCAAAGGAAAGCGCTTTGCGAAGCGTGTAGACGGCAAATGTCGCTCATTTGGACAAAAAGGACAAGCAAAAGGCGGCGGAGACCGCATCAGACCCGGTACAGCTAAGGGTGATGCGTACTGCGCGCGCTCAGCAAAGATTAAAAAGTGTAAAAATCCCCCATGTGCCAACGCATTATCCCGTAAAAAGTGGAAATGTCGCGGTTCTAAATCAATGAAGGAATAAAAAACATGTTATCTATGGTAAAATCTAAGAAATGTCCCAATTGTGGCATGCCTTTAACCGACGAAATGTCGTGTGACTATTGCGAATGGAAAGCCAATGCTAAATGATGAACAAATCCTGCTAAAAACAGCCAATCTTTTGGACACTTTACAAGAAAAGTGCTGGGACGGGTACAAACAAGTCGGGATGAAGAAGAAAAGTGGCAAAAATGTGCCAAATTGTGTTCCGGTTAGTGAAAAAGTGCTTCGGGAAGTCACTGAAGACGAGATGCGAGCACTTGAAGATGTTTTAGACGACTTAGATCCAGCCAATCTGCCTCTGAATGACCTTTTCAGTGGCAAAATGCGCACCGTTATACCATTTCCAACGCTTGATCCATCCACAGAGCTTGGAAAGTTTGCAGAATTCTTCAGATCTCAAGAGTATGATGTAGATTGGGAGAAAGGTATGGTATATGCCGAGCGTGATCTGCGCACAGCCGATGATTTAATGAATACTTTGATTGGTATGCAGGCCGGACAGCCCGAAAAGAAGAAAGTTAAGAAGATTCAGATGAAAATCGGCAAGCTTTTCTCCAAATTGGCTGATTTAAGCCGAAGAAAAGACGAATTATACCAAAAAGTCTATAAACACGCGGATAATATCAACTATAAGTTAGCAGATGGTAGGGGTATCAATACACCAAGCCGAGTTACCGGAAAAATGCTGAAAGCAGCGCTCGATGAGAAGGAATATAAGAATTTTCAAAGAATTAATGACCAAATTTACTTATATGTCGTAAGCCCGGGCAATGCGGGACCTGCTGGCTACAGTTTGACTGATTTAGCCACTCAATACAGCGAATATTGGAAAAAGAACGCCGGATACATCAAAAAAGAGATAAATAACATCGATAATGACAAATTTTCCATTATTATCACTCGACATCCGATAGATGTACTCAGAATGAGTGATTTTGACAAAATTACCTCTTGTCACACTCCACCTAGTCGCCAAGGTGCCTATCAATCATACTATAAATGCGCTGTAGCCGAGGCTCAAGGCCATGGGGCGGTTGCCTATGTGGTAGAGACAGAAGAATTGCTTACAAACACAAATACGGGCAATATAGACAGTGCAGAGCAAGAAATTCAGGAAGGCGAAATATTTGCCGACGATGCAAGGGCTGGAGGGGCTGGATTTGATATTGAGCCAATTTCGCGCACACGCATCCGTCATGTTAGATATTATGATACAGATGAACCAAAACGATTTGATGATGGACAAGATGTTGGAATGCCAGAGAAAAGAGTCTATGGTGCTGATATCCCCGGCTTAGCCAATCAAGTTACTGACTGGGCGAGATCAAACCAAGAAGAAGTCATTCAAAATATGCCGAAAGAAAATGGCAAGATTAATTTAGATAGATTTATGATCTTTGGTGGCTCCTATGAGGACACCGCTAATGCAGAGGGCCGCGCATTGTTGATGAGGCAACTGCTAGGCGCCGAGCAGAGTGTTAGCGGCAAGATGAAGCAGAACACAGATACTGAAGATACTCTTGATGCAGACTTAATTGGTGATGTTGTCCGTTCATACGAAGGTGAATGCGAAAATATACAGCGAGAGTGGAATGATCATATGGCTCAGACATATGTTGATTACGAAGTGGGCGAGGATGGCGGCGATGGTGCTTATATTAGACCTTATTCGGCATTTATTGCAAAATGGCCGATTGATGAGTGGAAAAGATTGCCGAGCAACGCTGAAGAAGTTGTGTGGAACTCGGTTGACGAAATAAACATGCAATTTGGTGACATATTTGTTCCCTCTGAAAACGACACTCCTACAATCCGCAAGGTTCGCGAAGAAATACACTTAACCATTCAAGTTAATTTTGAGCATCCTGAAATTGCTGGGAATTCATATTTTTCTATGCCTGAAGAATTCAATGAGGCTTGTCAAAAGATTGATAGCGTAATCGACGACAGAAGAGACACTTGGGAAGCAATCCTTACTGAATATTTTAAGAAAAACGGACAAATGGAAGGCGGAGAGTTTATGAATCTAGCGATCGCGATTGAAGATAGTGTTCTTACCTCCTATGAATGGGATATTGAGACTGATGGTGAGTATGATCAGTCATATGAATGCACTGCAAGATACTCTCACTACTATGATCCAGAAGATTTAGGATTAGGTATGGAAGTGCTTATGCAGATTCTTGATTCTCGCGACTTTAAAATTGAGTTGAGAAAACAACTTTTAGAAGCACCAAGAAAAGAGCAGAATACACAATATTACTTAGATATGCATGCCACGACAGTGGAACATGCTGGAGAGGCTAAATATACCGCTATATTCTCGGTAAATGCTGACGCACCTGATATTATGACTGAATTATTTGTAGAGCTTGTAGAGGGTGACATGGACGATGAAGACAACCTTAATGTGGTATTCAACAGAGTGCTGGCTCAGTTTATTAATGCTCGTCAGCCATCACATATGCAAACAAACGAATCAGTTGTCAGATCTTGGAAGGAATATTTAAAATCATGAAACTCGTTTTAGAAAATTGGAGAAAGTTTATTGTAGAGGCAAAAGGTTTAATCTGTCCGCCGGCTACTCAAGATTTAGAACTTAATACAAAGAATAGAGATTCTGCAATTCAAGCAGAGCACATTCAATATGGTCCTCTCAATGTTGAAGAGCCGGGAGACTATTGGGAAGAAATTGCAGAATACTGGAATACTAGTGTTGAAGCAGCCGAAGCTTCAAATTGTGGCAACTGCACTGCTTTTGATATTTCTCCAAGAATGAAAGAGTGTATGCCGGGAGAAACATCAGATTATGATGGTGAATTAGGTTATTGTTGGATGCACCATTTTAAATGTCACTCTGCTAGAGCGTGTCGTACTTGGGCAAAAGGTGGCCCGATTGAAGATAACGATATATCAGCAGATTGGCAAGAAAGATCAAATATAGGAAAAGATGATGAGTAAATATTTGCAAGATCCAGACTACTTGTTTAGTATTCTGACTATTCTGGTTAAAAAGAATGGTGGCAAAATTGTGTTAACCGAAGAAGAGATAAAGAGAGTTTCAACCGGAGATTTGATTGGTATGTATTTTGAGCCAAAAACAGGAAGCATTATCCTCAAGGAAGTTGATTCACAAGATATGATGCGCGCACAGGGTATGGTTAACGATAAAATCGATGAAACATACGACAACTAAAATGAAACTGTTACTTGAAAATTGGCGAAAGTATTTGGTTGAGAGAAAACTATCTGCCGATGGCACACCAGTTTTCTTACCATTTCGCACAGACATACAGATTTATAATAACAAAACAGCAGAAGACTATGGTGTATCAAGCCCAAGTGATTTAAACGAATTGTTTGCTAAAGAGGGGATTTACGGGAGTGGACCCCTGGGTTGGCTTAATAATGATGAAGGTAACAATAACCTTTATGATATGATGGTTGATTCAAATGCGACGGCTATGATTGATCGAGAGGCTTTAAAAAATTCCACTTGTCTATGGATAGCCATCTGGGGATATGTTGGGTTCAATCAACAACCTCAAACAGACGATGAAATTGACTTTATTAGACAATGCTACAGTTCTGGGGTGGAAGGACTATCTTTTTATGAAGGTACCGCTTATCGTGGTATGGGTGTTTCCCAAGAATGGCTATTCCAGCAATTATTTGGACAAGAGGGTGCCGAAGACGATGAGTATTTTAAAGGCTATCGTGCCGATAAGCGTCAGCCTGAAGATTTAAAAATGGGTATAAAGGATTACCTTAATTTTTACCGTCTAATGAAAGGTCAGAAAGTGATAACACCTCAAACTAATACTGGTTACTGGACTCATTACCCAAGAGGTGAAGACAGGGTAGAATCTTGGTCTCGCTCTGAAAAAGTTGCTGTCGAGTATGCACGCACTGGAGCTTTTTTACAAACATCTGAAGCTAAACCTGGAAATTACTTATCAATTGTTATGGTTGCTGATGCAGCAGACAATGAAGGAGTTTTTTTGAATTTTGATATTTTTTATGAAAGTACAATTGCGTCAGCAGAAAAACGCAATCAAGAGGTGCCGGCATTTGCAAAAAGATCAAACGGCATTAAAATAAAAAAAGCAATTATTCCATATAACCAAGTTAAAAAAATCTTTAAAGACATGGCAACCGGTCGTCACGGCGAAAAGTTAGCCACAGCTGTTAAATCAGGTCAAATGAAACCTATGAAATTTGAAAATAAACAAAATCAAAAATTATTGAAAGAAGGAAGATATTCCGAACTTTATGAAATTGAACAAGATTGGGAAATTATATTTTGAAACTCCTACTTGAAAATTGGCGACAGTATATAACAGAGACCATCGGACTAGATGACAATCCGGATTTATCACAAGGCGGATTTCAGACCGCGAAAAAGCCTATTCCGTTAGAATTTAGATATGCCGAGACTGACGAGACTATCGAGACCAAGGAGGGCCCCGTTGGCGCTAAAGCCGGCGATGCCATCATGACTGGTACAGAGGGTGAGCAGTGGCCCATCCCGGCAGAGAAATTTGCGCAAACATACGATGATTTGGGTGATGGGACTGCATCGAAGAAAAACATACCAGTATTCGCTAAAGAAATGTCGGAACCATTTAAAGTAAAAGTATCTTGGTCAGACGATTTACTCCAAGGAGAACCCGGTGACTATTTAGTACAATATGGTCCCGGCGATTACGGAGTCGTCGGTAGAGAAATATTTGGAAAAACCTATGAAACTCCTACTTGAAAATTGGCGAGAGTATATAGCTGAGAAAAAGCGTGACCAGAGATCCAAGACTGAACCTACACCGCTTAAAAGTAAAGCACAAAAAAAGTATAAGAAGCAACGCCGAAAGAATGATATCTACTCAACCAAATCAGGTCATAAGAATCTCAAATCTGGTGCACCTTTTAATAATAATACGCAGCGCGCCGGTACAGATAGATTAAGATTTGAAGAAACCGGTCCTAATGCCCTACTTGAGAATATAGGGAGTGCTACTCGCTTATCTATATTTGATTTTGATGAAACAATTGCCTTTACTGAGGGCTATGTCAATGTTATTGATAAAGAGACTGGTGAAGAATTTCAAACTAGATCTCAAGAAGAATACGATGCGTTCAAAGATGATGATAGATATGAATTTGACTTTTCACCACTTGACAATGTGCACAATGCAACTGAAAACCCCAATATAACATCAATTATGCGAGATAGGCTAACTGACCCAGATACACAGGTTATGGTGTTAACGGCCCGAGCGCCAGTATCGATTGATGATATACACCGAGTACTACGGACTTTTGAGAAGCCAATACCGACTGACAATATTATTATGATTGGTGTTGAAGGGGCTAACAAGGGCAATTACCTAGTCAATACAGTTTTATCAAAATATGAAAATATTGAACAAATTGAATTTTATGATGATTCACAAATTAATATAGACGATATGAATCAAGTCAAAAAAGAGTTAGAATCGGTTGATCGTAACATAAAATTTAATATATATTTGGTTAAGCACGGACAACCTGAATTAGTGAGTGCATGAGCGTACTACTTAATAGTGTGGAGGCATAACAGATGAGCAATGCGAATGGATGGGAAACCTACTCAAAATTAGTTTTACAACAACTTGAAACCATGTCAGGTGGAATTGAGTCGTTGCGCACAGAGCTACAAGATGTTAAAGGTCAATTAACTGAATTAAAAGCTAAAGAAGACCGAGTACAAGATCTTAAAGCTTGGAAAGAAAAAATGGATGATGTAGCTTCTCCGCCACAAATTAAAGCGGCCTTACGGGAAATAGAAGAACTTAAAGAATTTAAAACAAAGGCAGTCACCATGTTTATGGTTATTCAAGCTTTAATGGCATCAGCATTGGCATTAACAAATATGTTTTAAATAATGGCCAAAAAGTTATCGAAAGATTTAGTATCTAGAATAAAATTAGCTGCCGCTCAACTTAATGGTAAGATACCATACAAAGAGCAGGAAGAAATTGATAAAATAGAATTAATTCCGGAAGTTTGTATTAAGGGAACCGGTCACATGTTTTGTTACCAGCCTGACTCAAAATCATTTGTGAAAATTGAACGCGGCCAAAAAGCTCTTATTATCGATGAACGAAAAGATACATATTTAGTTTATACCTTTGATGGTTTTTTAATTAATATTGACAAGGAAGAAATTATAACTACAGGATTTGATTGATGCTTTTTAAATTTGGCTTATTTTGGAAACTTGTCGCGACTTTGTTTTTTTCTTGGGCTCTTTATTTTACATTTGGGTTTGAATTATGCATTGTAACATTAATGTCATTTTTATTGGTTTTTCAAAATAATATTAAGGAGTAGTTATTATAGGGGACTACTTACGCGGATGGCGAATAAAAAAATCAATAAACTCTATGTATTCGATGAGTCTACTAATCATTCTATACCCACAAATCAAATGTTTACTTTGAAGGTTTTGTGCGCGAACAATATTGAAGATGTAGCAATTTATAAAAGTTTTGAAGAAGCAGAATCTAATTTAATTGAATATTTAAAAAAAGGCACTTGTGGTTGGATAGTAAGCAATAATGAATGAAAAAAATCAATTTGGAGAACTATCAGCCGAAGAATTTAATGTTGGTGATATAGTCCAGTGGACTACCTGGGATAAAAACTCGGAAAATTGGAATATAAATTATGGAATTTTAGTAAAACTAGAAAACACCATACGATCTAACCGGATGGTATCAATTGCTACTGTCAAACCTTTAAATGAACAATTCGAAGAAAAAGAATTATTTACTCTCAGCCTAAAGTTAGTTAAACAACATAGTTTTGATAGTGAAATGAAGAGTTGAACACTATTTATAATAGGTTTTTTTATGAATGATCTATTACAAAATATTATTAAACAGTTCATACCATTTGCTCAAAAGCAGATTGGTTTTAAAAATCCGCCGCGTTTATTTCTTCGGAATGATCAAGAAAATGCAAATAACCCTTTAGGGAAAACTGCGTTTTATGATCATGCTGCTAAATCCGTTACTCTTTATATAAACGGTCGACACCCAAAAGATATCCTTCGCTCTTTAGGTCATGAATTAGTACATCATAAACAAAATTGTGATGGACATTTTGATGACTCTGGAGATATGGGACAGGGCTACGCTCAAAGAGATCCGCATCTACGACAAATGGAAATAGATGCAAATAGAGATGGCAGTATGTGTCTTCGTGATTTTGAAGATATGTTAAAGAAAGAAAACACTATTTACTACGAACATCTACAAAGAGGAGAAAACAAGATGTCTACAAAAGATTGGAAAAACAAAGAGATTGGTACCTTAATCTCGGAAGCCTGGGGTTTTAAATTTAATTCCTTGCAAGAATTTGATGAATTCAACGGAAACGGGGAAATTCAAACCGAAGGAGAAGAGGAAGAAGAAATTGAAGAATTAGCTCAAGCTAAGGGTGCCGGTGATCGCCGAACACCACATAAAAGAAAGACTGTACCTGAAGATGAAAAAGAAGATATGTCTGAAGCTGAAGATGAAGAAGAAACCCTCGACGAAGATGAAGAAATTGAAGAAGGTCTTATGGATATGATCGGTTTGGGTGATGAAGAGGAAGAAGAAGATGAATTAGAGGAAGGCGAAAAGCCCGATTTTCTTGATATTGACAAAGATGGCGATAAAGAAGAATCCATGAAGGATGCCGCAAAGAGCAAGAAGGGTAAGAAGAATGAATCAATTAATTCTATTCAAGAAGCAATTGCTAAGGTTCTTCGTAAGCACTTAAAGGGCTAGAATCATGACCGGTAAATACAAAAATTGAACTCAAAAAGTCTAAAAGCTTATTTGTTCAAAAACTATTATTAAACTTAAAAGAGGACAAACATATGTCATTAAATTCCGATTGGCGAGATTTTCTTACCGAGAGTCTAGATGAAAAGAACATCTTTACCTATATTCAGGGTCTCCAAGAAATAATTTCCAATCTTAAACCTAGAACTATGACCGAAAAACGCAGATTGCAGATCGCAAAGACTCACCTGCGTGAGGTTAAGAGATTCGCCAGAAGGATGGAAAATGAAATGTCTGTTCTCCAAGAGCAGCTTAATATATTAGAAGAGTCAAAGGGAGATGGATAATGGGTGGTGTCGCAGGGCACATGGCCCATTTGTCAGAAGATACTGACTTAACATTTAGCGAAATTATAGATATTCTCGGCAAGGTCGCAAATGCCGAGATATCTAACGCTACCGAGAAAGTTGATGGTCAAAACTTGTTTTTGACCGTTGACGGTTCTGGGGAAATTAAAACTGCTAGAAATAGCGGCGATGTTAAGAAAGGTGGTATGACAACTGATGAGTATATCAGTAAATGGGCCGGACACCCAGCCGAGAACGCGTTTACAAACGGTTTTAAAGCGGTCTCAGCAGCCTTACGGAAGCTTAGCCCAGATGACCTAGAGGCAATCTTCGCAAGCGGCCAAAAGTATGTTAATATGGAGATTATGTATCCAGATAATCCAAACATTATTTTGTATTCGTCTCCGAATATTGTTTTGCATGGTCTTCAATACTTTGGTGACAACGAAGAAACAGCAGAGATGCGTCAATTAACAAAACAAAAGTTCTCCAAGCTTTCTAGTTTAATTGATGGAGCCTCTGAAACAGTTGGCAAAGAAGAGTGGGCAGTAAATGGTCCAAAACTCGTTGCTCTTAAAAAACTAGCCGATGGTTCTGCTTTGGAGGATGTTACCTCCAAGATACAATCATTTGCCGCACCTGTTGGAACGGATGCGACTTTAGGTGATTATATTAAACAAGTAGTTAAAGGCTACGCCGAACAAGTTGATTTACCAACAGATGTTACTGAAAAGCTCGTTACTTTAATGTTGAACCCAGATGAAGCTAAAGAGCAAGGCATCACGGTTGTTAACCTTAAGAAAGGTCTTCCAAAAGAATTACAGGCTACAGTATCTAATCTCGGAGCCAAAACAAAATCTAGAAAGTATATCGCGAGTGTCTTGAAACCGCTTGAGGTAGCCATTAGCGATTTTGCTATTGAGGTGCTCCGCGGAGTCAAGAGTTATTTTGTCAGCGATAATGATCAAGAGGTTGCTCGCATGCGCGCAGAACTTGAACAGTCAATTGCTTATCTTAAGAATTTACAAGCATCAGGCGATGAGAAAATGGGCGAGTTAGTCGACCAACAACTTGCTAAGCTTGGTGATGTCGAGAATCTTGCGTCTTCTATGGAAGGGGTTGTCTTTGAATATCCCCCCGGTTCAGATAAAATTTATAAACTGACTGGAGCATTTGCCATGGCCAACCAAATCATTGGAAGAGCGAGACGCTCCGGCATGCAAGAAGAAGTAGATGAAGAAATAGAAATTGAATTAATGGATGATGAATCGGATGATCCAGTAGTGGATACCGATTATCCCAAAACTGTAGCTGTTGTTCCGGGAGCGTATAAACCACCTCACAAGGGGCATCTAGATATGGTACGAAAGTATGCTGCTAATGCGGATGAGGTTGTTGTAATCATTTCTAAGCCAACTAAGCAGGGTCGATATTTACCAGATGGAACAGAGGTAACTTCCGAAGACTCTCTTAAAATATGGCAAACGCTAGCGACCGGTTTATCTAATGTTCGAATCGAAGCTTCGGAAGACCATGCTTCCCCTGTGACTGCAGCATATGATTTTATCGGGGATAAAGGGCCCTTGAATACAGGTGACAAAGTTATATTAGGTGCTAGCACTAAAGATGACGATTGGAAGAGGTGGCTGAGCGCTGGGCAGTATGTTAAGGATGGAGTTGAATTGTTAAATCCAGAGGAAACAGCAGTTGCGCCATCACAGCATTCCGGAGGATATATGAAATTGTTAGCTATAGAGGCTGAGAAAGGCTCCGATTTATATAATAACATGCCAAGCGTTAAGAAAGGGAGAGATCCCGGCCAATTCCATGCTAGTGACCTTAGATTTGTATTGGTAGAAGCCACTAAGAGTGATGTAGCTCGTAAAATGTTAGAAGACTTTGTTGGCGGAGAAAATGTCGACGGTGTGTTAGATATACTTGGTCTCTCAACAGTCGAAGAAATGTCCGGTGCAGGCGCCGCTGGAGGATATGCAGTCCCTTTGGGATCTGGGTCGGGTAAGACCAAGAAAAAAAGTACTAAACAAAAGCCATATATTGATTTAAGTTTGATTGATGAGGTTATGGAACTAATTATTAAAAGAGGCATTACACAATGAAG